AGCATACAACTGGGCAATAGATAATGGCATTGCCAAGGAGCAAGCAAGAGCAGTTCTACCGGAGGGCAACACCGTCAGTAGATTCTGTATGAATGGAACACTGCGTAGCTATATTCATTACATCGAATTGCGTAGTGCTAATGGTACTCAGAAGGAACACATGTTATTAGCTGAAGCAGTAGCGTCAGTCATTGCAGATGTGTTTCCTTTCAGGGAACTTATAAATTAAATAACTTAGGAGGATCACTATGAAAGATAAAATTATAAACGCGATAGCTGCACTCAAGGTAAAGATCTTGGACTCTTGTGATGATGTATCACAGATGATGGAGGAAGGGAGCGAGGAACTAACAGAACGCTTTGGGTCTAGGACTTTCCTAATCTTTAAGGCTGTCTTAATGCTGTCTTCTTTCGCGTGTCTAATTGCTTTAATTACTTTGATCATGTAGCTTGACCGGCATGACCCCAACTGTTAAACTTAATTTTCATTTAAACTAAACCAAGGTATTTATAACATGGCTATACTACAAGGCGCTGCTTACTGGGCAGCAGTAACAACTCCCAACACAACTTTTGAGCCTGTCTATACAGTCAACCTCGTTGTTGATCAAGAGGTTGCTGATGACTTTCAGTCCCGTGGCTTCACCATTAAGAGCATGGATGAAGGCCCAGCTATCGTCATCAAGCGTAAGGTCAATGGCCCCAACGGTATGGTACGCCAAGCTCCTAAGCTAGTAGACAGACACAAGAATCCGCTCGACGCTAGAGTCGGTAACGGTTCAAGTGTTCGGGTACAGTACAAGGAGTGGGAGTCCACTTGGAAAGGACAGGTCTTCAAAGGCTTAGACTTCCAAGCAATGCAGGTTGTTGATCTTGTAGAGGTTGGCACTCCTGATGGCGCGGAGTTTGACGACATCGACAGTGACATGGAGGATGAGCTATAACATGAATAGCGTGGAGATAGATGGTGTTACACACGATGTCTCCTTGTTTTCACAGGAGGGGCAGCAGATCTTTGCTGTCCTTCTTGAGAACAACAAGAGACTACAGGAAGCTGAGATAGCAACTGCTATCTATAAGGCTTCGGCAATTACTTTGATTGATAGGATAAAGAAAGAAGCAGTTGAACGATACGCAGAACCCAAGTCTCTAGGAGAAGAGCTTGCTTCGGACTACTAACCCTGCCACACAACTAAGGAACAATCATGGCATTCGTAAAACTACATCAGCCCTGTACATTGTGTGCGTCTAGTGATGGCGCTTCTATAAACGATAACGGATCTGCTCACTGCTTCAGTTGCAACCGGCACATCAACGATTACTATGCAGGAAAGAATGAAGAAACTGAATTTGAAATTCACCGAAGGAATAAAAAGATGGACGACTTTGATCAACCATCAGAACAATCCGTAACTGGATTCTTGGAGCTTACTGATCGTAAGATTAGCCTAGCAACTGTTAAAAAATATGGAGTTAAAGCAACAGTAACTGGCGGCGACATCACGAACCATTACTACCCTTACTATAACGGACATGAACTAGCAGCAACCAAAGTTCGCAGGAAGAACAAAGTGTTTGCTTGGACAGGCAGTCCAAAAGAAGTAGGACTCTTTGGCGAGAATCTCTTCAAGGCTGGCGGTAAGTTCATTACACTGACAGAAGGTGAGTGTGATGCTATGGCAGCTTACGAACTGATGGGCAGCAAGTGGCCTTCAGTCTCCGTCAAGTCTGGTGCTGCCGGTGGAGTCGGTGATGTCAAAGCTAACTTAGAGTATCTTGAATCCTTTGACAATGTTGTCATCAACTTTGACAACGACAAGCCGGGGAAGGAAGCAGCGATAGAGGTAGCCAAGCTATTGACTCCCGGTAAAGCTAAGATCATGACGCTTCCGGTAGACTTCAAGGACGCTAACGATATGCTGCGTCAGGGTAGACATCAAGCATACGTCAGTAGTTTCTGGGATGCTAAAATCTATACACCTTCTGGTGTCTTGAATCTGTCGGAGCAGTTCCTAGCTTATCAAGAGCTACGCAACAACAAGGTAGAAGCTATACCTTACCCGTGGTTCGGGTTGAACAAGAAGCTAGAAGGTCTTAGATCAGGGGAGCTAGTCACTCTTACTGGAGGCACAGGGCTAGGTAAGTCTTCTGTCACCAGAGAGATTGAGCATTGGCTCATCAATCAGACCGAAGATAACGTAGGTGTAATAGCTCTAGAAGAAAGCTGGTCAAGGACAGCCGAAGGTATCATGGCTGTCGAGGCTAACGCCAAGCTACACCTCGATAGTGTTAAGGCTAACTACACTGACGATGAGCTAGACGATTGTTTCAAGAACGTCTTCATGGGGAAGAACGAAGATCGTGTGTGGATACATGCTCACCACGGTGTGAACAACGTCGATGACATCTTCAGCAAGCTACGCTATATGATCATAGGCTTAGATTGTAAATGGATTGTAGTCGATCACTTGCACATGCTGGTTCTGTCTACGCTAGAAGCTGACGAGCGCAAAGCTATCGACGGTATCATGCACCGGCTTAGAACTTTAGTAGAAGAAACAGGATGCGGTATGATCCTTGTCTCACACTTGCGAAGGGTTGATGGTAACCGTGGGCATGAGAATGGTATTGAGACAGGACTCAATCACTTGCGTGGTAGTCAAAGCATTGCACAGCTTAGTGATTGTGTTATCGCTTTAGAACGTAACCAACAATCCGAAGATGATCTAGAAGCTTCAACAACTAAAGTGCGTGTCCTTAAATCTAGATACACTGGAGATGTAGGTGTTGCTACTCATCTGCTCTATGATCAGGAGACAGGACGGCTGCGTGAAACACACTTGCCGGATGGTGATGAGTTTACTGGAGATGAGTTGTGAGTAACTTAGTATTTGACATCGAAGCTGACGGGCTTACTCCAACTAAAATACATTGTATAGTTGCTATGGATGTAGATACTAAGGATGTGTTTACGTTCGACAACACCCAGTTGGATGAGGGTTATAACATGTTACAATCAGCAACCAAACTAATTGGGCATAACATCATTGGCTATGACATCCCTGTAGTTGAAAGGCTAGGACACATAGATCTTTCTGACAAAAAGATTGTTGATACACTGGTGTTGTCTCGTTTGTTTAAGCCTACCCGCGAAGGTAACCACGGCCTAGAAGGTTGGGGCTATAGGCTAGGCTTTAAGAAAGGGGACTTTGGTGAGCAGGAAGAGGCATGGGAAAGGTACACGCCTGAGATGCTAGAGTATTGTAAGCGTGACGTAGTACTGAATCATAAAGTTTACAATGCTCTGAAGCATGAGAGCAAGGGGTTCACTCCTGCTTCTGTAAGGATAGAACATGGCACAGCTAAGATAGTAGACCAGCAGCGTAACACTGGATTCCTTTTAGACATTAAGAAAGCTATGAGTCTTGTTGCTATGTTTGAAACCAAGCTCTTTGAATTAGAAGAAGAAGTTCAGAAAGAGTTTCGTGCTACCGTAGAGAAGCACATAATAACCCGCAGATACACAACTACTGGGCAAGTATCTAAGATAGGAGAAGATCAACACGGTAAAGGTGTAAGGCTAACAGCCAAGGAGTATGAGACATTCACCATGTATCAAAACCCTAAGCCTATCATCCGCGAGACTACAACTGATTTTAATTTAGGATCTAGGAAACAGATAGGCGAGTATCTTATTCGCTCTGGCTGGAAACCTAAGAAGTTCACGCCTACCGGACAGCCTGTAGTAGATGAAGGTATACTGAAGAAGGTTAAAGGTATACCTCAAGCTGCTTTGATTGCTAACTATCTGATGATTCAAAAGCGTTTGGCGCAGGTAAGAAGCTGGCTTAAAGAACTGAACGAAGACACTGGTAGGGTACATGGTTATGTTAATCCTAATGGTGCGGTGACCGGACGCATGACTCACTCCCATCCTAACATGGCACAGATTCCTAGCAGTAGCTCACCTTATGGTAAGGAGTGTAGGTCTTGTTGGATAGTACCGAAAGACTATAAGCTGGTAGGC